AGTGAGTAAGCCTAGTACCATTAATGTTTATAAAGTTATACATTTACTAATGGTATATTTTTGCATATTTCTATGCTTTGTCTGTTGTATGCGGTTTGAGATACGGTTCCAAATCCTAACGATAATCCTGTGTTATCTTGTTTATGCATTGGCAAATAGTAATGTAATTTTTCTGTTGTTGCTACAGGACCAAACCCAATTACATCTACACCACAATCCAATAAGTATTTGCCTTTTAATATGTCATTGTATGATGTAGTTTTAAAAACCATAACATCATGTGCATGAGCAATATCACATACTTCTTTAACATTTTCTATATCGTCTGTTAAAATAATACAAGAAATAAATTCTGCAGATTCCTCACAATGATTGGTAAGTGTTTCTAAGTCTATATTATTATCTATGCAACTAACTGCTAATGCGGTTGAATTCGAATACGTTAATGCATTTATTGTGTTTATATCTGCGTTGTTTACTGTGATAACACAATCTTTATGTGCTTTCATATTATGTCTATAATATTCTCTTATAGTCATTATACCAGTAAATATATCTAAGCCATCGCACGATGACTGAAAAGTCATATCATGATATCCTGTATGCGATAGGACATTTTCTTTTAATTTATCTACATTTATTTCTGTATCAAGATTATCGTAAAAGTAAGGAAATGATTTTTTCTCTTCTGCAACTAGTACTAATCTATTGGGTGATTGATGTAATGTACCTAAAACATTTTTCTTTGCATTAGGTATTACTTTTATTTGGTGCCACTTCAGATATGTCTTAATTACATCGTGTAATGTGTCCTCAACTGACTCGTCTAATGACAGAATAAATTTTTGATCGTCTTTAAGTTCGTGTATTGATTCAAGTAAGTCGTCTAATATATCTAGATTGATATATCTTCCATACCTGCTGTTCTCAGTTTCACTATATGTCCTATCTGCCATTGCTTTGTGTCTAATCCTTTCATAATACCAAGATACTGATTTCTTAATAAACCAAACTGATTGGCAAGAGAGGTCAGTGTTACAACCTCATCATCACCATCTACATATTTGTCAGCATCTCTACTTGTTAATGTTCTATTATAACTTTCTAAGAAATTTCTAAAAACTTTACTTCTTGTTTTTCTTAATTGAATATTAATATGTTCAAGTATTGCTTCTATTTCTTGTAACTGATTGAACCGGTGTTCTGTAATGCCAGGTAATGATGCACTATTACGTTCCACATTACCCTTGATATAACATTCTTTCTTTGCCTCTAATAATTCTTCCTCAAAGTAGTCTATTGCGTCTACAATTTTAGTTAAATTACCAGATACTTTGTTATACCAGCCTGCCATTACTAATCCCAGTCCTCTTCTTCTTCTGCATGATCTTCTACTTCAAAGTATTCTTCAATTGCTTGGCGTAGATGTTTGTCACAATCATTTACACTTACTTCGTCATAATCAACCATACCTTGATCATCAAAAACTCTTACTAAATTTGCACAAACTTCGTCACGTTCTTTTGGATTGACTGAAGGCTTTACACATTCCCAAGTTTCTATTATTAAAGTTAAATCTATCATTCAACGTTCTCCTCGTATACTGAAGGATCATCTAATTCAGTTTCATCAAAGTTGTCATCAACATCTTCTGGAACTACTTTAGGATTTTGACCCCATTCGTCTATAATTACCTGAAGTTTTTCACCACTCCAGCCTTTTCTGAACTCTTTAATTTCTTCACCTGTAACTGGTGACACATAAGATAATTTATTACCAACTTTATCTACAATGCCTTTTGCTTCTAGCATTTCCAACATACCACTGTACGGGTCCATTCCAGTTTCATATGGAATTTTTATCTGCACACCTTCAAAAGGTTTGCTGTATCTAGACTTCATAACTTTACAGGCGGCTCTTATACCTTGTACTGTAGAAACTTTATTACCGTCTATATCTTCTTTTAGTTTTAGTTTCTTAATAGCAACTACGATACTTGATGCATATACAAATCCTTGTCCACCGGATATTTTATCATCTGGATCAAACATGTCTTGTGATGCGTAAGTATGATTAGTACATACTAGTCCAATTGGATATGGTGCTAATTGGTTTACAGTATTTCTAACTAAGGCTGTTAGTGCCTTTGGCTTTCTACCCATATCACCTTTCATATCGCCTTTTTCAAATTGTGCTACGTCAGTTGGTGTTAGCAACATTCCTAAACTATCTACTACAAATAGTAACTTAGGCATTTCGTCATATTCTAAATCACCATAGTTGGCCTTGTAGTCTTTCATAAATTCTGAAATAGACTTTGCTACATCGTCAATCATCGATACACTAATTTTTAATAGTTTAGATGGATCTGTATCAACGTTTAGTGCTTTTAGCCAATCTTCGTCTAGTGCGTTTTCAGAGTCAAATAATACTACTTGACATCCTTGTTCTTGTGCGTTTCTTACTAAGTTGCCTGAACAGATAAAACTTTTACCTGAGCCGGATTCACCAGCAAATACACTAACCTTACCTAGTGGTACGCCTCTATTAAAATCACCACTAATTAAATAATTGAGTGTGTGATTGCCTGTGCTAATCCAGTCAACTGGATCGTGAAAACCAGCACTAATGCCACTAATACTTTTAGTGATGCCGGTTCTAAATTTACTTAAATCATATGGTTTTTGCATTTTATACTCCGTATATATTCCTTTCTTTTAATTCTTCTATCAATTTTTGTGCCCATCTTTCATGTCCTGCCTCATTGGCATGACCTCCGTTAATTTTAACTTCTGAAAATTTCCCGGACATAATCCAATCCCAATAACTTGTTTCCATCAAATTATTTTTATCAATTGCTTTATATAATGATTTATCAACTGGATGCTCACCTGACCAAAATTTTACGTCTTCGCCTTCTAGTGGTGCTTCATCTTTAGTATTTGTCATTACATCAAACATTAGATATGGAATGTTATTATTTTTGCATATATTTTCACATACATACATTGTCCTATATTTTTGTGCTAATAAGTCGTCTGCTAAACAGATAGGCAAAAATTGTTTGTATGTTTCATACCTTTCACTGCCTTCTGTCATTTCTGGTGCTTTCCAACTGTTCACTGAATTATAATGATATGAACCGTCTTCGTCAAATCCACTGCAATATTCGTATCTACCTAAACATGTCCAACCTAGTATAACTAAGTCTGGTTTAGGATTGTCTGCAATGTATTCTACTAATAGTCTTTCAGTTCTCATTATACTAGCACCAGGTTGCCCTAGATTAACACATTCATCTATTTCTAAAAGTTGTCTTAATTTTTCTGGGTAAGCCTTGTAGATTGATTCAGGACGATTATCGCCTTCGCCATATATCTCTGAACCAAATGTGTGGCTATCACCTATTGCTAATAATGTACTCATTTTTATTCCTTAAAAATGTAGCCATACTAGTTCTTTGAAATAAACAGGACCAAGTATTCAAATTCCAAGTATGGCTACCCACCATCAATCAATTAAGATTGACGATTCCTAATCATCTGCAGGATGTCATCCGCAGATGCCTTACCAGTTTCACTAGAAGTGTTTTCGGCAGAAGCACTTACTGTTTCTGTTACTGGTTGCGCCACTGGTGCCGTTGCAACTGCTGGAGCAGGTGTTTCCACTGCTGGTGCTGTTGGTTGTGCTACCGGTGTTGCTGGAGCCTGTACCGGTGCTGAAGGTGTTTGTACCTTAGCAGGTGCGGACTGGCCGTTGGGTCTAAAAAAGTTACCGTACTTGTCGTTGTCATAAAGTTCACCATTTACAGAATCTTGGAACATGTTGTAAATAACATCTACTTCCTCTGCTGATGGTTTCTTGGGTAAGAAATCTTTTAGATCAAACAATCCATTTGTGTCAACTGCGGCAAGTTCATTTTCATCTAATGATCTTTCTTTCCTTGCCCATTTGCTTGTTGAATAGTCAGCATACTGACCTTTCATTGTTTTGCTTAATCTGAAGTCTGTACCATTAACGTAATCTGTTGGAATATTTTCCATGTCAGGGTCCATTAATGCACCTTTGATAATGTTGTATATTTGAGGTCCAATAATGAATCTTCTGATAGGATTCTCTGGAGTTGTGTCCTCGCCTAGTGGACTATCTACTACATATCCTTGGAAAATATAACTTCTTTTTTTCCAATACTTACGACCCATATCTTCTAGTGAAGCATCTTTGAACCAAGGTCTGATCTCGTTGTGGACCGGACATTGTTCTCCCCACATTTCCATACAAGGTACTTGTACGGTTATAGGTTTCATGTCACCACCCTTTATGCCTGGAAACTGCAAACGAATCATTTGTCGTTCTGTCCAAAAGAATGTGTTGTTGGGGTCTCCGTCTGGAAGGAACCTTAGTGTTGCACTAGTGCCCTCTGATATATTCCAAAATGGATAGATAGCATTATCGCCACCTGTTTGTGAACCGCCTGGTTTAGTATCCATTGCGGCTAGTTTTGCTCTAATTTCAGCCAATGTTGCCATGTTTTTCTCCTTGTTTGCCATGTCGTGTAACATATAAATCTTACACTTGTTTGCCTATTATACTGCCTATTGAGGTTGAAGTCAACCTCTTTTTGCCATGTTATGTAATTTAATTTAAAATTTCTTTTATATTAACTTTACGAAAAATATTTATGAATTTTAGCAGATATTGTTAAGTTTTCTGGTAAAATCAATAAATTCTACTAGGTCTTCGCCTAGATTAGTATCTACTTTCTCGTTTACTTTGCCAATTAATTTCTTAATCATGCTTACTGTAAACTCGTCTAACTTCTGATCTTTAAGGATCTTACTTGTAGTACTATTTACAAATTCCTTTAATATCTTATCATCAATGCTTTCACTAATTGTGTTTAATTTGTGTGCTATTTCTGATTTCTTATTAGGGAATTCAACTGCTTCTTCGTTAATTGCTGGTACACTAAATCTACTATTTTCTATAGAATTTTCAATGTAATCAGAAACTGAACGCTGAATGCTTATAAGTTTGTTGATTCGAGGAAATGCTGATTGTACTGCATTATCCACATGTTTTTCAACAAACAAATCTGATAAATCGTTTTCATTTTCACTTAGTGCTAGTGTGTTCATTGCATCAATAGTATCTACTGCTTTAGCATATGACTTAGCACCACTAAGTTTTTTTAAGTTTTGTCTCATTGTTGATATAGACTCTTTTGCTACTTCAACATATTCTGAATTTGATTCGTTCACTAGTCCTTTTCTATCAACATATCTAACAAATTGTGTTAGATCGTTTAAATTTTCAACCATTTCATTAATAGAATGACCTACTTGGTCAAAAGGATTGCCGCCATTGTGAACGTGTCTAGCCATTGCTCTTGCACCTGCTAAACTCTTGTGCGGTAATAGGAACCTTTCGTCTGCTCGTTGTATAAAGATTTTAGATATGCCTCTACTACGTGAACCTCTTACTTCTTCATTCACAGGTTTAGCATGTCTTACAACAATTTTAACTGCATCTAGAGGTTGGTAACTTGTCTTAGTGCTACCATACATTCTACCTAAACTTGCTTCTGATACTTCTTTTTTCACTTTATACTCATCATGTTTTGGTGTAATTTCTTTACCATAAATTTTATACTTAAAACTGTATAAACCATCATGTGCAATTTCCTTTACGCCTTTATGTAGTTTATTTATAACATCTTCGGGAACAATCTTCGATCTACTTAGTTTTATTTCTTTTTCTTCAGGATCTACTGTGACCATAATATTTGGATCACCACTATAAAATCTTTCAGCATCAACAACTTCCATAGTATCATTGCCAGCATCATCTTTAAGTGCTAGTTTGAGACCGTTACCCTTTAAAAGGTCGAATAATTTTTGATTTATTTCCGCTTTGTTATTCATACTTATATTTATCTAAAATTAATTATAACACCCCTATAGGTAGCGGACCATTGAAATCATCGTCATCGCCACTTACACTGGTTTCTATTTCATCGTATATTGCATCTTCGTATTGTGCAATATATGTAATCATTCTAACTGTAACTAAAGTAGCCATTACTAAATCATCGCTACCGCCAGGTTTAGCCGCAAATGTTGTACCACGTGCAACAAACTCTTTTAATTCTCTAATTATATTTTTACTGCGTAATGTTAATTTATTACTTTCAATAAGGCGTTTCATTGCTAAAGCACCTTCCATTTTATTTTTATGATGCGTGTGGTATCCTTTGCGTCCTTTCTTACCTTGTATTTTGTTTGGTTCATGTAAGAATGTGCCAGGAAAACTTTCCTCTCCTGTATCACGTATTACTACTAGAGCCGCTTCTCCAATAGCATTGTTTTCTACAGTCCAGTATATTTCTGTTGCACCGTAACTTTGTAATTCTTTTGCTATTTCTCTAAGCAGTTTGACTTGACCTTCAATTGGTGTTTTATTGTGTTGCCATTCGCATACTTGATTCATACTAGGTAAATCATAACACACAATAGCCGCATTATCGCCACCTGTTCCTGTGCTAGGGTCAAGTGTAATTGTATAAATTTTGTTTGGATCTATGTTTTCATACCAACGTATTTGTCCACTACGTCGCATGGGCTCAACGCCTTTCAT